GGCTGTATGATCGCCGGTAAAGATTTTCAATACGTTCCGGGGCCGCAAGGCACATACCCGTCATTTTGCACTTTACAAGGCGCTTGGGGTACAGCAGACTACGGTTCTGCTGACTGCGCCACAGTAGGATACCAACCATGAGCTCAACAGTTTTCAACAGCGGAACCATCATCGCTTCGTCCTGGCTGAACGACGTCAACGACGCCGTTTACAACGGCAACTTCCCCACACCGCTTGCCGCAGCAGGCATTCAGTACAACGAAGGCGGCACAGGCGCAGTAACCACTACGGTTCAAGCTAAGTTGCAAGAGTCTGTAAGTGTTTTGGATTTTGGCGCTGACCCTACAGGTTTAAGCGATAGCACTTCAGCTATTCAAGCTGCTACCAATACGGGTAAACCCGTGTTCTTCCCTGCTGGCACTTACAAAATGCTTTCTTCAGTTACCTACACAGGAACCGTGGTTTGGCGTGGGGTTGGCGCTGAATCTATCATTAAAAATGATTCAACTGTTATCAATGTAACTTCTGGAAATAACTCAAGCATTGATAACTTATATTTGCAAAGCATTACATGGCCCTCAATCATTAGCCGTAATACAACAACTTGGGCATCTAATCCAACACCGTATACGTCAAGTGCTGGTAGTCATGCAGGGTATCAACCAACGGTAAATGACAATGATCTTTCTCCGACACCTACTTATACGTCAATCGGCCCTGTAATTTATTTTGGCGGCAATGCAACAAACATTAATGTAAGTCGCATTTATGGTTTGTTTGTAACTATTAGCATCCATGATGCAACTTACTCAACAGTTCGAGATTGCACATTCCAAGGGGGTGCTGCTGATGTTGGTGGTATTGTTTTTTGGAACATTAACAATCAGCAAGGCGAGCGCAACGCTGCGATCAACAACAACATTACTTACGCAAGCTATTCAGGTATCACGTTTGCCAGAAACTTTGATGGTTTAGCCCAAGGCAACATTATTTCTTATTGCGGTGAATCGGGCATCAAAACCTACCAAGGTACGACTGCTGGCGTAGATGCCCGTTGCTATCACATGCAGTTCATTGGCAATACAACTATGTTTCAGTATTACGATGGGTTTGATTTAAGTTCGGACTATCCTCATACTGGAACTATTGATGCACGTCATCAAGTCATTGGCAACATGACTTATGGCAATCATGGTACAGGCTTTTATGCTGATGGTTCGTTTGTTCAATTTGTTGGAAACAATGCTAGAAACTGCCAGCAATCAGGCATGGCTTTGGACTACAACAACTCTGTAATCTCTAACAATTACATATATGGTTGCAATGCTTCTAACACGGCAAGTGGTGTTCACCAAATGCTTGTTAGTTACAGCTCAAATTTGATTTCAAACAATTACATTGACCAAACTTCAGGCATTACTAATGGCTATGCTATATATGCACCAAACACCAATGTAGTATCAAACAACCAAGCGGTGTATGGTTCAATTTTTCTTGGAAATGCAAACTCAGTAACCGCACAAACAATTGGCAATGTCGATAGTATTTACGGAATTACAGGCTCGTTTACCCCAACCATATCAGTTGGTAGCACAGTACAGTCAGCGTATAACATTCAAGAAGGTTTTTATACCCGAGTTGGCAAACGAATTTTCTTTGACATAACAATTCAATTGAATGGTTCTGTTAGTGGTACAGGTTCGGTATCAGTTAATTTAGGAAGTATGCCTGATGCTGCATCTGTTGCAACTGGTGTGTATGGAGCAACTGGCCCTGTCCAAGCTATTAACTGCACATACACGGGTGTGCTTGGTTGGTTTATCAATGACAATAGCAGCTCAATTGCTTTGGTTACTGATACAGGTGGAACGCAATCGTCCATCACTAACAGCAACATAGGCTCAACATCTAAGTTTTACATTTCTGGCAGCTACTTGGCGGCACAATAATGGCTAACACCAAAATATCAGCGTTATCGTCAGCCACTACTCCATTGTCGGGTAGTGAAATTGTGCCAATCAATCAGTCTGGTGTAACTGATAGCGTTAGCGTAGCTAACTTAACGGCTGGTCGAGCTGTAAGTGCAGCGTCATTGTCTTTGACAACTACACCTCTTTCTGGTGCTAATGGCGGTACAGGATTGACCAGCTTTACTTCTGGTGGTGTAGTTTATGCAAACTCTACAAGTTCGCTTGCTACGGGGTCTGTTTTACAATTTACGGGAAGCCAATTGCTTGTTGGTACAACAACAGGCTCTAGCGGAACCTCTGTTGGATTTTCTGCTGTAAATTCTGCTGGTGGTGGTTTTCAATTTGGTACTGCTGCTGGCGGTGGTGGTGCAATAACCAGCTTATCTGGAACTGGTATTGCTTTTTATACATACACAGGTTCACAAGGTTCTGAATCATTTTCTGAACGTATGCGCCTTACAAGCGCAAATTATTTAGGCCTCGGTACTAATAGCCCTAGCGCACTTATTCACGCTAGCGGAGCTACTGCTAGTTTATTAAGACTACAAAATTCAAACAGTTCTGACGACAACATTCAAATTCAACTTGTAGGCTCATCTGGAAACCGTTGGCTTATTGGCAACAACATTACAACAGGAGGAACAGGTTTAAACTTTCAAATTTATGATTGGGCAAATTCTGCGCTTAGATTTACTATTAACTCTTCTGGTGTTGTACAGACCTATGGCAGCGCAACAGTCTATACCGTAGCAAATGCCACAGCCGTTTTTGGTGGTGGCGGTCAAACAAGCGCAATAGCAATAAATTCATATAACGATTCTGGAAAACAGTTTGTTATATCAAACAATAACGGTAATACAAGTGTTTATTCTGGTGGTGGAACTGCGGGTGTTGTTTTATATCAAAACGGCAACAGTTGGTCTTCTTTTTCTGATGAAAGAATTAAAGACATTATTGAACCTATTACCAATGCTGTTAACAAAGTTTCAACGCTGCGTACTGTTATAGGGAAATACAAAACTGATGCAGATGGTGTCCGCAGACCATTTTTAATTGCACAAGATGTCAATGCAGTTTTGCCAGAAGCAATTAAAGTGAACGAAGATAAAATTGGTACTTTAAGTTTGTCGTATACCGACACAATCCCGCTTTTGGTTGCTGCAATCAAAGAACTTAAAGCAGAATTTGATGCTTACAAAGCATCTCACCCCTAATCAATTGAAAGGTTAATCGTGGCGGCTACTATCAACTGGACTATTGATTGGCTTGAACAATCAACTCAAACCATCAATGGTTTTACTCAAGTGGTTCTGACCGCTGGATGGCGTGCTACTGGTTCTGAAATTGTTAACAATAAAGAATTTAACAGCAGCATTTACAGTAGTTGCACATTTCCAGAACCAGAAGTTAATGGTTCTTTTACGCCTTTTGCTCAACTTACTAAAGCTCAAGTGATTGGCTGGTGCTGGTCTAATGGTGTCAATCAAGAAGCTATTGAATCAGCTATCAATGCTGACTTAGCTGCTCAAATTAACCCTACTGTAATTAAACCTGCTTTGCCTTGGGCAACTGCTTAATTTAAGGAACAATTATGTCTTTGACCAAAGTCTCTTATTCAATGATCAACGGTGCTTATGTAAATGCCCTTGATTATGGCTTTTCTACAAGCGGAACAGCGGCGGCTAACTACACAGCTTTGAGTGCGGCTTTGGCAACCAACCAAACTGTTTACATTCCTCAAGGTACATATCTTTGCAGTCCTGGCATAACTGTTAATCTTGGGAATCAGTCTTTGCTAGGTGACAATGCGATATTGGATTTTAGTAGTATCACAGGAACGCAAGTTGCTATAAATTTAACCAATACATCAACTTTAACACCATCTGATCTTACTTCACCAAGTGCAATTGCACAAAAAATTGATGGTCTTATTTTGCTAGGAAATGGCAAAGCTGGCGGTGGTGCAGCGGCAGGAACGACAACTGTTGGTTTAAAAGCAAATACTGCACATATTTCAGTAATGAACTGCATTGTGTACGGCTTTGGTTATGGAATTACTATTTATAGTGGTGGATATATTCAGTCTTACATCAATGTAAACATTGGGCAATGTGCAATTGGTGTATACATTATTTCTGGTGGCTCAAATTATGGTGAACGCATATCATTTGTAAATTGTGCTATCTATGACAATGTGCTTGGTATTTCCAACAATTGCAATACAGGTGCACTTCAGTTAACAAATTGTTCTTTAGATTACAACACTAAATCATTAGTTGCGACAAACAATAGCGTTACTGAACTGCATAGCACTTGGTGGGAATGTAATGATGCTGGCTCGGGAAATGTTGTTGCTAGTCTGTCTAACAATTCAACATTGTCGATGTTTGGCGGAAGATTGCAACAGAATGGAAGTGTTGGCGCATTAGCACAAAATGGCTTTTTTAACACAGATTCCTCATCTGTTGTTATCAATGATGCTTTCATGTTCAATCTTCAAAACACTAATAATGTTTTGGATTCTGGCAATGGTACTGTGCAAGTTTCTGAAGTGCGTTCTTACGGCGTTTCATATTTGCCATCCAAAATATCTCCTGTTGCCAACAATAAGTTATCTGATAGTGGGTTTGAAACTGCGTCCATTGCTGATTGGTGGTCAATAAATAGTGATACGGCAGCAATTACAAATCGTTTTACTGGTTCAAACATAGCATTAGCTATAAGTTCTACATACTCACATGGTGGGACGCAGTCATTAAAAATCACTAAAACAAGTGGTGCATCAAATGGCTCATTTATTTTAGTAGTACCAGTTAATCCTTTTTCTAGGGCAGCGTTTACTGGTTGGTACAAATTTCCTGCTGCATCTGGTCAATGTTATGTGACCTCTGGAGCTTGTTTGGTTAACGGGCCTTTGTCAAGCGGTATCCCGTCAATTGGAAATTCAGTAACTTTTGATACGTTTGGAATCGGAAATTCTGGTTCACCTATTGACTGGACGCAGTTATCATCTGGAATGGATAGAGTTGTACCGTCATGGGCAAATTATTTCTTTATTGCTTTTAATTTGTATGCTTTTAGTGGCAGCTTGTATTTAGATGATTTCACCGTGGAAACAATGTAAAGGACAACACCATGAGCAACCCTCTAAACGTTACGTATGTTGACCTTGTAGGACCCCCGGTGTCAGCTGCGTGGCTAAACGCAGTGACTCAGGCAATCAGCGGATCTACCGCTCCTACAGTCTTTACGGCCACTTCAGGACAGACCGTATTCACTGTGCCCTCGACTGTGGTGGGTCAAGTGTTCATCAACGGGATCTTCCAGATCTACGGGCAAAGCTACACTCGAACGAACGACACTACAATCACGTTCAGCCAAGCAGTT